ATCGGCAGCACCTTGAAACCTTTTGTTCCCTATTAATATACTATTTGAATTGTCGATTGCCATTATTCTGTTTCAAGGTATAGTTTTGCAAATTTATCCATCGCAGTATAACCATTATTCAAACCAAAATAGAAGAAAAACGGTGCACCAACAACGATTGGTGATTGTGTTGGGTTTGGTGACGGTACACCGGTTACTACGTTACTGGTACTTGATGTTGGTACCCCATTGACAAAGTTTGTAATAACACCCAAATTTGTTGTTGTTGTTTGGTAATATTCATTTGGAGTATCAAAATCTAAATTTTGATAATATTGGCTATAAAAACCATTGCCGGTTGAATTTAAGTTTGCACTTGTAACCCAATTATTATCTTCACTTCCAAAAATGTTTGTTGAGTCTGTAATCGTCCATTTATAATGTGGTACAATTTGATCCGAGGCACGACCAAAATAGTTAAGAACTGGGAACCCACAACTTGACGAATATGTTTCAATACCAGGTGTAAGTCTTCTTCTATATCTATATTCTTCTTCTGATGACTCATAAAAAATACCAAAAACAGATCTAAGATCCCCAATACCTTCATCACCAATAAAGATTTGGTTATTTGGGTAATTTTCCTCAACAAACGGTGTGATTGCCCATTCTGAATTAATGGATAATGCCTGAGCAAAATCCCCATCAATTCTTTCAGCTTCTCTTGTACTATTAAAAAACTGAATAATACCTTTACCTTCTGAATCATCCCCACCAATACTTATTGGTAGTATTCTTTGTCTAAAATGTGGATTTAAAAACCTTGATATAAATCCTATTTGAATAACGTCAGAATTGTCTTTGTAAGATGTAGATCTCATTTGATCAACAACATAACCACTCAAATCATTATCATTACAAATTTGTTCAATAAAAGCGTCCCTTGGTCCCATATCCATTATAGTTGTTGGGAATTGGATTCTTTGTGTATTATACCCAAGACCAGGATAAGTGTTTATAAGATATGATGGTATACCATTTGGTGGGTTTGGTGAATCAACACCTATGAAATTATTACCATCCCAAGGAGAACTTCTATAGTAAAAACCATTTGTAATTTCATTAAATATTACAACATCTTCACAATAGTTAATTGTTGGTTCGTTTAAGTTATTAAATGTTGTTGATTTATTAAAGGCAAACATATATAAAACACCATTAATCCAATTGTTTTGGAAAACTTGCGCAAATACGCCCCGACAAGCAGCAAATGTAACTGTAAACCTTGTTTTCCATTCTAAAAATAATTTAGCATCATCCCTATAAGCGTCATTTATCAAATAAAGTTTTTTAAATATTTTATTATCAGATTCTTTTGCATTTAAAAGACAATAACAACCTTGTTTAACTCTATCTGGTGGTACAGAACAGTTTGGATTTACGGAAACTTGTGTTCCACTTCCTTGATAGCATTGTAGTGAAACCATACCTTCGCAAGTAAGAGTAGATGTAAGGCTTTGTACGTTTTGTGATTGATCATATTGGTTTTGTCCACCAGAAATATCTGGAGCAAAACTTACAGTTTCTGATGGTGGAACACCGGCCTTGTATGCGCAGAATTTATTATTCTGATGTAAACCAAAACTAGTTAAATTTGTATAACCCCATAATTGTTCAACACCAAGTTCAGTGCAAGTAGATGTTGGGATCCTATCACTTCTCATAACCAAATACTGTGGTGTTACTGGATTATTTTGATCAACATTAAAATCAACACCTAAATTATACCAAGTTTGATTCCTATAATATGCTGGGGAGTAGACCACAAAATTTCTAATATATCTTGGTAATGTAGGGTATGTATATTGCCAATAATATGTTTGTCTACCGTTTGTACCAATGGCCGCAGTAATAGGTTCAGAACAAAAATATGCAACATCATCACCACCTTGTGATCCAATAAAAGAACCACCACCAAAATAATAATTACCCAACGTGTAATTAGGTTTTAAATATTGTGTATCAGTTTGTGGCGATCCAAACAACTTTTGTGATGGTAAAATACGTTTTCTTCCTAATGACGCGGCTGGAATTGTTCCATTATTTGGGAATGATGGTACAATTGTGTTAATTTGACTAACTCCAAAATCTGGATATGGTGTGTAACTACCTTGTGTTGATTCATCAATACTTGAGTAATAAAGTGGTAAAACAGAATTAAAATTAACAAACTCATTACAGACTGTTGCTCCGGATAAAAATGTTGGTGATATTGTAAAATTATACGGTTCAAAATATAAATGTCTATTAGGTGTATCATTTGATGGAATGATATTTGGGTTATGTGTTTCAGGGAGTTTTCCTTGTGTATTTTGTGGTGTTACAAACCCTTGGATTGGTACATTTAAATGATAATCACCCTCAACTTCAATACTTTGTGGTGGTAGTCCAAGTATTCTTGATATATCATATTTATTTGTTTGTTTTGGTGAATGTGGGTCAACACCTCTTGTCATAATTATAATTTCAAAATCTTGGTATCCGGCAATATATTCAATAGTTCTTCCATTATTTTGAGTATTAAATGTAACAGTATTTGGAATATCCCAACCATTATATTGTATATATGTTTGGGATGCTGAGTCAACCGTTAGGGCAATATTAGGGGCCGGTACTAAGGTTCCGCCATTAGTATCAAAAAATTCTTTACCTAAAAACATAAAACTTGTTTTATGATTAAGGTATTTCCAAGGGAATAATGAGGTCCCTGTTAAATCTGCAATATTCATAAATTCTGAATATGTGAAGCCAGTTACAACTTGGAAATACTCAATGTCTATTGGGTATTGTAGATAAGATTCTGTTGAGGCGGTATGTGTTAATATATAACTAGTTTGATTATTAGTTTGTTGGTTGTTTGGGTTTGCCCAATTTACTTGGATTGGTATTGTAAGTCCTGTTAATGTTGTCCCAGTAACTGCGTTATTACCAAATTGGTTAGTTCCACCAATAAATGTCGCTCCAGTTATATTAATGTTGCAATTTGAACTTGCTGGGTCTTGAAATGCTACTGGTTCACCAATTCCAAAATTATTTAAAGTACCTTTTTTTGCTAAAATAACTAATGGTTGATCTTTATGAGTTTGAGTATTTGTGGGGTTAGACGAATTAAACTTAACTTCAATTTGATTTACCTGTCCACCACTTTGGAAATACTTATCTCTAAAATTGAACTCATTTAATTTTTGTGCAAAAGTTTCTGATACTGGGTGTGCTAAATATCTTAAACCATATGGTGGTAGACCGCCGGTTGCAATTGTATTACTACCATCCCAAGCTGAAAATAAAAATGGTTGTGGTGCATGTACACAATAATTTGCTGGTAAACCATAGGTGTCTCCTGGTGTTGAGCCAATTGATTCGCTTCCTGTTGCAAGTCTATTAAATGCCAATTGTGCCGCAGTTAAAACAAATGGTGATAATGCTGTTACATTATTAACATTTATATGTGAAGCCATATAAATTAACGACCTATAATGACGTGGTGGTACGTCAGCAAAAACACCACCATAATACCAAAAAGGACCCTGATTAATTTCAACAGTATTACTTTGAGAACTCACTGGTTGATTTAAATTTGGGTGGTCGATATTATAAGCACCAATATTATTTATTGGGGCAAAGATAGAATATTGTGTTGTTGCGGATGATGGTAAGTAATTTTGGACATCACCAAGATCAATACCACTTGAGCTACTGGCTGCGGTTCCTTGTTGGTTTATGTCATTTGATACTGAATTTGAGTCGAAATCATCTGACATTCCAGCGTTCCCACAAGCACAATCACAAGTTGTACAATCTGGATAGGCAATCATTGGGAGTCCGATCCTTGGGAAATTTTTGATTTTTAATGCAGCAAAAATTGCAAAAGCAAGGAATGCTAATGATAGTCCGAGAATAAAAATTGCCTTTAAAGCTACAATTATAATTTGTCCGGCAATTCTTACTAATTCTAATATGTTTGTAATGTTAATTACGGCTCCAGTACCAGTACTCACAATACCCGATGCTTCGTTTACTAATTGTACAATTTGTTGTGCCGCCTCAACAACAACTTGACCTGCTTGGTATACGAAATATAAACCAAGGGCAATTAATATCCATTTTAAAATTGGCCATAAAAGTGCAATTAAATGAGCAATAAACAATATAACTAATAGTGGTATTGCTAATATTGTCATTAATAAATTGAATATAAAAAATATCCAATCAAAGTTTCGTATTATATCATTAACTGGGAATGTATTAACGGTTGTTTTACAACTCCTATTGTCAATTTCTTTTATACCTAAATGTCTGGCTCTACTTACACCGTTCTTGTATCTATCAAGGAACATTGCTGTTGTGTAAACCTTATTATAGTGAAACTCATAAAAAGTATCTTCACAATTTATTGCGGCAGATGGATTTACATAATCGTCCCAATCTAAACTGAACGAATATGATCGTAATAAGTCAAAATAATTTTGTTCATATAGTTTATAAACAACTGTCGCGTCCGTCATTGGGTCGATAAAACTTGGTATAATTTCAATTGTTTGTCCTGCAATAATTGGAATAACACTTATATCACCGTAATAAGGTAGTCCATCAATCAAAACGGAAAAATTACTGACATTTGTTACACCTTGTAGTGCAAATCCACCATCTTGGTTTATAGTTTGTGGTCCTGTTGATGGGTTACCAGCAGGTATTGTAAAGCTATACGTAAATATTTGACCTGGATTTTTTAGTGGGTCGGCAGAATATGCAGATCCATTACTCCAACCATATTCTTTAATATTTGGAACAAAGAAATTTGCTCGTTGAATTTCATTTTGTAATCCGGATTCATTATTCCATTTAAATTTGAACCTATATTTTGCTTTTGTTGGGATCCCAATTGCGGGATCTGTCGATATTGCTTGTTCACCAAATTCATTTGTGTAAACATAATCAAGGTTCATAGGTAGATTCACCAAATATGCGCCGTCACCGTCAATTACTTTTCCATCTTGTTCTAATTGATATTGTTCAAGAATTGGTTGACCTAAATCATCGTTATTAATTGTTTGTCTAATTGCTAATATTTGTCCTTGAGCCGCAATTAATTCACAAAGGTTTCCAGTATCATTTTTTGGTTTACAACTAATTTTTAAAAAGTCATCATTATTATTTGAGATAATTGATCCCATAAAAACAGACTTTGGTTCAATTTTAACATTTGCTTCAGAAGTCAAATCAAAGTCAACTCTTGTAATACCTAATTGACATACTTCAGGTTCACCCCAAAGTGGTGGTATTTCTACAATTTTATTGAGTGTTTTTATTTGAGGAAGTTCGGCCAGATTAGATGATGACTTAAATTTATTTCCATCAACTTGAGCTTCTGTTGCCATTCCGGATTGTATCAAATCTTGTGGTGCTAATGAAAAACACCCTATATCTGATAAATCACAATCCATAAAAACAGTTTGAGTTCCAAGTGGAACCCCAAAAATCATATAATCACCACTCTCATTTGTTCTTGTTGTGTACTTATAATATTTGTCATAAACTTCAATATATGACTGATCAAGTAAAACTTCTTGTCTATTAGGAAATGTACCAGTTGCAACGTGTCCATCATATGCCGGATCTTTTGGTAATAGATTGTATCTATATCCATCTTCTGAAACGTCCGAAATACTTGTGTATGGGTATAAATCAGTAATTACTGGATTGTCAGCGTCTTCGTCACTTAAAGGAATGAATATTGATACTCTTGCATTTGGTAAACCAAACCCACCGTTTACAAAAACTCTACCTACAATAACACCATAGTCAGAACACTGTCTGTTATAGATGTCACTTTGTAAAATTTTAAGTGAAAGGATATTGATACTTTCAAAGTCTTGTTGTAAATTGACTTTGATTGCTTTGTCAATTCCTACTTTGGTTCTTATTCTATAAGATTTAGGCATTAAATTTTTCTTTTTTGATAAATAGTTTATTTCCTATTTTCAAAAAATAATCTTTATTTCAAAAAAATAAATTATCAAGAAAAGTTAATACCCTTAAAATTAAGAACTCTTACATTAATATCCTTATTTGGGAACCTTACTTGGTACGTTTGTGTTGGTTCAGCAAAGATTGTGTCGGCAATTAATTCGATTTGTTTTGTGTTTTCATCAATATATCTTTGAGATGTTTGAGATGAAGAGTATTGTCCCCCAATTTTGTTAAAAAATAACATATCAGAAATACTAATTACACCATCTAACGCTTGAATCTGTCTTCTAATATCTGAAACATATACGTTTTCTCCCATTTGTCTATTTCCTGGTGCAAAATATTGTGTTACAATATCAATTATTTTTGTAACGAGAGATCCTTGATTTTGACTAGCATCTAATACAACATCAACTGTAATTCCTAAATCAATTACATTTGCACTCTCAACAGATATATAGTCGTTAATCATTCTATAATTTGATAGGTAGTTTGCAATATTTTGTTTTAGTGTGTTGGAATTTATTTCCGTTAATTTTCCATCACTATCGTAAGAAAGTAATTTAATTTTTATTTTATTATTTTCTTCAGTTATTGTTACTTTTGCTGGTGCTCCAAACTGGGATGGCATAGTTCTAATTATTGATTCATAGTCATTAATTGTAACAGCTCTATTCTGGGCTGCAAAATTAAATGAAACCATCTGTCTTACTTCTTCTGAAGTTGGTGCATTGGCACCGCCAATTGCCGCAGTTAAGTTGTTACATCTTAATGAATTAATTACAGATCTATTTGCACTTTCAGATGGTCCATTAACAGCAAATGAAACAACACCAATTTGATTTATAACATTAATACCTAAATTGCTAGATTGACCACCACCAACTCTGTACTGAATAAACATAGTTGTATTTGGTTTAAGAGTACTACCAAGGGCTAAATTATTTGAGTACTTTGACAAGTTAAATCCAACACCATCTCTTGTAAATTCTCTTAATTGATCTTCAGCAGATGTATTACCACCACCGAAAGTCATTTTGAAGAATCCCTCTGGTGTAAATTCTGATATAAACTTATTACTTGTATAAATATATTTCCCAACTTTAATTCCTGGATTGTCAGATACTTTTGTTGGGTCCTCAATAAAGACTCTATCTTCCATTAATGCTTGTACTTCATACCATCTATTATCAAGACCTAAAAACTCTTGTGGTTGTGGTATTGTCGTATATTGTGTACCTTCTTTGATTAGAACACTTGTAACACCTAAAACATTTTTTTCCGGTAAAAATAATTCAAAAAATGGTCTAACATCGTTTGCGGTAATTATTCGTTTAAAAACCTTTGTAGTACCATTTACAACAACTTCTCTTTTTGTAATTGTGTAGTTAATTAATCTTCCGGTTGAATCAAAGTTCGGTGTCTTTAATCTATTTGGGAATCCTTCAGCATTAATAGCTGATGCAAAATCAATATCATAAACAGTTTCAAATGGTTGTCCACCACCATTAACCTGGGCTCCTCTTCTTAAAATTCCACAATATCTCAAATCTTCTTTATCACCAAAAGCTGGAACAGTAATTGAAAAATCAACAAGTGTAACTGATGGTCTTTGTCCAGGAATTTTAAGTCCGTATGTTCTGGCTATATTATATATTGAAGATCTTTGTTGTGCGTATTGTAGTACAGTTTCTTGAATACTTCTATCTATGTGAAACTGTAGGTTGTCTGTTACAGCTGCGTTTAGATCTAAAAGTACCGAAAAAATACCGGCATCATTAAAATTTTGTACAAGATCTGGATAGTATTGTCTTGTAAAATTTATAAGTTCGGTTCTTACCCCTTGGAAATCCCTTACCGTATAGGATATTTTTTTATCTGCCATATCTTCTTATTAAATATTTAAAATAACAAAATCACTGGATTCAAGTGCTGAATTAGTAATCTTATAATCAATCTTGACTCTTGCTGTATATTCTTTTTCCGCTAGTCCTGGTATTTTATATTCTCTTGTACCATTTTGGCTTATATATGTTGCTCCTGGGTCTGAATAATCAGATGTTGCAGGTTTTATATCTATATTTGTAATTTTAATTCCGGGTAAATATTGTCCAACACTATCTCTAATTTCAGATTCAATATCACTAAATGTTGGTCCATCAAGAGGTTCAAAGATATATTCATATAATCTTGTTCCAAAATCTGGTAAAAAATATCTGGTCCCTTTTCTTGTAAGTAAAAGGTGAATTAAATTAGATCTAATTTCATCATTAGTTGTTTGTGTTGGCATTAAATACCTACCTTCCATAGAAT